AGGATCACAGGGTACAGACTTACCACGCTCACCTGCGGATTGGTCAAACCGATATGTCCCATTTAAACGGGGGTATCTCGCAACAACTTTGCGGATAATGTGGCTTTCAACTTTTGCCATTTGGTAGTTCTCCTTTAGAGTTTTTATAGTCGAACCCGTCTTCTGTTGAGAACGGGGAAGTATTTACAGCCGCGAAACGGGCTATAGCTTGCAATGTCGCGGGGTCGTTCTTTAACTCTGCAACACTACGTAGTTCACTAGGCACCAAGGACCGTAAAGGCTTGAAGCATAGGCGGGGATATACGTAGGAATTATCTGGGTATACGGTAGTCACCACAGATGAAGTCTTTGTTCCCCTACCACCCAGAAACTTAGCGTATTCCTGTAGCGGCTTATTATTATTCTTACCCTTACCGAAGATAGCCGTGGCGGGTAACTGTAGTTGATACACCGTATCGAACTCTCTATCAAGCACTACTGCTACCCTCTGCACAAATCTACAAGCCCTGCTATACCCCGAACCCGAACCTTTTATGTTCTGAGTGCAGTCCATACACCTAGTGGCTTGCTTGTCTTCGCTAGGAACTAACTCGTCAGGTGCCTGTGTTGTAGAAGACCAACACGTAGGTAGCGTGGTATGTGCAGGGTCATAGTCGTTCTTGTAGTACAAACGAGATATGTTGGCAGCATTGACTACCACTACATCTATTTCACTTGCCACCACTTCCCGTTCTCCGTCCCCTACACGCACAAACATACCGTCCTGATAACTAAGCCGCCTAAACTCAACCATCGTTAGGAGTGTCATCCTCTCCCAAAGCGGACAGAGCCTTATCTACTTCGTCCAACTTAAACCGTTGGGTGTTTTCGATTTTGACATATGTATGCTCAGGTATATAACCTTCCCGAACCCAATGCCGCACGGTGGATATAGATACAGAAAAGTGTTCTGCCACATCCGATATGTTCACATACTTCTTCATTTCTTCCTCACAGTTAGGATGTACTCGGCATCCACATTAAGACCCATAGGTACAAGGTCAGGGTTCTCTTCCAAGAACTGCTTCATGTGAGTTTGGTTAAGACGCTTTTCAAACAACTCGGGAACCTCATGCTCTAACACGAACTTGTGCATGCTCTCCCAATCGCTCGTCCAGTAACGCTGTTTAACGCTACGATAAAACAAACCCGCTGCAGTTCTAACGCTGTCAATATTACTTTCGGCACAGTAATCCAACAACGCTTGCTTAACAGTGTTCTGTTGCTCAACGAGAGCACTGTCTTCTTCTTTAAACTTAGCGGATATCTCGGCGCGCTTATCGCGTATCCTTGTATATACTCGCGTCAGTTTTTCCACGTCCACTGTCATAAGTCCTCCGTTTATATCTATACTTGTTATCTAATAGTATTAATTAGGATCGTCAAGTATTTCATGATATAAATTTACCATTTCTGCATGGGCGTCTATGCGACCTGCAAGCATACGGTACATACGCTTTTCAACGTAAGAGCCTTGTAGCGATATAACAGTACACTTGTGTTTCTGCCCTGCTCTATGAACCCTAGCGTTGGCTTGCGCGTAGGTTTCCAATGATGAAGTCGGCCCCCACCACACTACAGTATTAGCGGCGGTAAGTGTTACACCGTGCGCGGCTGCTTGTGGTTGGATAACTAACACCTGTGGATCAGTGTCCTCTTGAAACCGCTTAAATATCTCGGTGCGCTTATGTGCAGGTACATCACCCCTGATTACCTCAGACGTTATCTTGTCGGCTCGTAACTTATCGGTAAGTATATCTATCGTGTGCTTGAACGGGACAAATATCAGAACCTTCTGACTGCTCTCGTCTATGACCTCACGTAGCACTTTATATCTGTCTGATATATCGAACTCTACGGTTTCTCTTTCATCAGTGTAAACCGCACCTGCAGATATCTGTAATAACTTGCTCATGTTTACGGCAGCGTTGATAGCGGTTACTTCTTCACCCGCCACTTCCATAATCATACGCTTCTTCAAAAGATTGTAGTAGTGTTTCTGTTGCCCACTTAACGGTACAACCCTGTCCACGTACACCATGTCTGGCAAGTCCAGACACTCTTCTTTGGAGTAACGTATCGCAGGTTGCAGCACTGCATGTACGATCTTAGGTGCAGTTGGCTTAGGTTCAAATTTAAAGTGGCTCTTGCGGTCCATCACCATATCTTTAAACGAGCCAAAGAATTTAGGTACGCCCTGCGGGTTGACCAACTTAGCCAATCCATATGCGTCTAAGGGCGATTGTGCGGCGGGTGTACCCGTCATCATCCACAACCATGTGTCATCACGCAGGAGTTTCTTTAACGTCTTCCACCGCTTCGCCTGTGCGTTCTTATAGTGGGTAGCCTCGTCAATTATGATAAGGTCAAAACCACCATTTCTAATCTGCTCGGATACAATATCTACACCATCGTAGTTAATTATAACAAACTCTGCGCCCTGCTCTATTATAGCTGCGCGTTTCTTCTTAACCCCATGCGCTACGTCCACAGTACGGTGCATCGCAAAGGTGAATAGGTCGTTACGCCATGCGCTATCCATAATAGATAAGGGGCATATAACTAGAGCGCGTTTGACCTTGCCAGCTTTCATAAGATAATCAGCGGCCCATATAGCACTGGCGGTCTTGCCTGTACCCTGCTCGTTAAAACAAAACCCCTTGCGGTTCATAGTTAGGAACGCTGCGGTTTTCTTTTGGTGGTCGAAAGGGATGTGTTGCCCTGTCCAAGCATAGCGTCCTTCTATCGGGGATGGTGCGGGTATCCGCAAGGTACGCAGTTTGTGCGCTTCATCAATACCCCAATTAACAACCACTGCATCAGTACCCACGGCTTCGCTCTTAGGTATAACACTCGTGACTTGTTTGGGGTCCGCTAGTGACACTAGCAGAGCCTTGTTCTTTATTACTTGCATACTGTTCTCCGTGTAGCTGATGCTATCTTTTGTTTTTAGTTCTTCTGTTGCGGCCCTTACTTAACGAACCACCGTGCGACCTGTTACGCTTACGGCTTTGCACCGAAACGCCATCCTTATTCTTACCGCCCTTACTCAACGCCTTCTTATGAGAAATATCCTTGCCCTCACGTTTGTCGGCCCTGCCATCCTTGTTGGCATCCTTGCCTGTCTTATCCATCTTGCGCCGTGCGCGTTGACGCTCCATACGTGCTTCATGTTCACCACGCGCTTTTTGCAGTTGGTATTCACGTTTGTACGGGCGGGGGGTGTTCTTATAAACCATGTCAGTTCTTTCCGTTATGGGCGCACTCTAACACAGGACAGTGTTGCCTACACAAACCGCTAGGTCGTGGGTTCCACACATCAGTATCGGCGGCTGCTTGCATACTAGCATAAGCATCTCGCCATTTCACCCATAAATCAGGAACTTGCTCTACCGTATACTCAGCCTTAATTAACGCTTTGGGTACTACAAACATCAGTGCTGCTTTTATAGTACGAACTTGTGGGTAGTGCTGAAATATAGACACCGCCATCAACTCAAGTTGTCCTTTGTCTGCGTACTTCGCGTTCTTACCCGTCTTGTAGTCTACGATAAACGCGGTTTCCTTTTCCTCATTCACGATAGCCAAGTCTACGATACCACGAAACCAAACATCTTTCGCTCCGAACTTGCACGGCTGCATATCCTCGGTTAGGCCAAGCCGCTGCTCCGCAATTTTCGTACCTTCGATAGCGTTAAGCGAATCCAGAGCGCCCTGCATGTAGCTGTACTTCTCAGGTAGCGGTTCACCTTTACCTATGTAGTTCTCGCATGCCGTATGAAAGTGTGTGCCGTACAGCATAGCCTGACTTACCTTGGTCGGATACTGCTTTAGTATCTTCTCATAGTAGAACTGTTTCGGACACTGCTGAAAACTTTTGATCTTACTAAACGACCAAGGCGCAACATTTGTCATTCGGTATCCCCATACGATTTGCCAACACCGCTTTCACACTCAAGCGGTAGTCCTGCTGCCCAACTGGGTACATGACGCATGCACTGCTCTACGTGTGCCCTTGCTTGTACCACATCCTCATCGGGGCAACATATAGCTATGCTGTCATGCACAGTCATAACAGACTTATACTTCTGATTTATTAGTAGCATTTGTTCGCCAATGATACAACGTGCCAATGCCTGACATACGTTTTCAACCACCTTACCACCGTATATATTCTTACGTCCACGGCGCGTTTTGTATGAGTATTCGGGCCAAACATCTTCGGGTTCTACTCCCTTGGGCGCAGGGTCTAACTGCAAGTCTTCGTAAAACATGCGTAACCCCGATGGCAGGATTACTGCGCTCTGTGGTATGTCTATACGCAGCACATTTTCACGACCCACGCGAACCGCATGACCGTCTACAAGCTGCTTCAACATATACTGGGCTTCATCCCACAGCGTAGGTATCTTCCAATATGTATCACGGTATATGTTTATGACACGCCTAGCTTCTGCTAGATCAACCTCGACGCCCATACCTGCAAGCTGAGTTTTAAACTTCTTAGCCCCCATGCCGTAACCTGCGCCAAGGATCGTAGTCTTACCCACAAACCGCTGTGCGCCAGTAACGTCTGCCTCGGCTACTTTGTATATAGCTGCTGCCATCTTTACATAAACATCTTCGCCATCAGAAAACGCCTGAGTTAGTTCGTCTGCCTCGGCTAACCAAGCTAACACCCGCGCCTCAATCTGAGACGCATCGCATTCAACTATAGTGTGACCCTGTGGGGGTATAATGCTTTTCTTTAGCTTCTTACCGTTAGCCCCACGGCTCGGCAGGTTTTGCAGGTTGATCTTATCATCACCGCCCCACCGCCCAGTGTGTGCCGCATAATATCTAATGGGGACCGGAAGAGTACCACGTTTAGATATATCTATAAACCGCTGTGTGCGTGTCTCTTCTAAGGTACTTTTAGTACCGAGCCTAGCTGCTATCAGCGTTTGCACACGCTCGTCTTCATGTTCTTGTAACTCTTGAAACTCTTTGTCAGACTTGGCAAACGCAAATGTTTCTTTCTCTGTCGTGGGGCTGATCTTGACAGGTGGCGTAACCCCTAACCCAGACAGCAACTCCGCGAACTTGGCATTACTCATTAAATCTTTTCTGTCAGTTATGTTGGCGTCAACCATCAACTTGTCTTTGCGATCCCGCACATCCTCTAGGTGCATCTCAAGCATGCCCATATCCAACTCTAAGCTAGGCTCTGTAAACATGCGTAGCGTTGCGTCTATGATATCTAACTCTTGTTCAGGGAACTTGGCTTTCATCTGCTGAAAAATAGCGTAAGTCAGGTCCACGTCCTTCTTACAGTACCCTGCGTAGGCGGTCAGTTCTTCTTCGGTAAAATCGGCTAGGCGTTTATCCTTCGCCATAATAACTTCGGTGCCTTTTTCCCCGACACCGTAACGCTCCGCTACATTTTTTAAAGACACGCTTTGCTCTGTACCGTGCAACGCTCTCGCCATACACAATGTGTCGAGTAGGAATTTAGGTTTGATGTTATAACGCCAGCTCAGGATGGCTCCGTCAAACATCATGTTGTGAGCCAGTACATGCGTGTTGCCCCAATCAACAGATGCCAGTAGTTCGGTTACATCATCGGCACCCTGCGCCCACTCGGTCGGATTGGGGCCGCGTTTTAGCCCCAACCCAATCACTTCAAACCTACGGTCACGTATGTATTGCTCTGTCGTTATCTTCGCCAGAGAAAAGTTCTGCGCGTAGTAGGTTTCAAAGTCTAACGTAACAAGGTTCACTTCTTTGTTACTTTCTTTAGTGCTAACTCACCCGCACACGCCATGTACCCACAGGCGTCTATGTAGTTGTCAGGGTTATGTTTGTTGGACTTGAGCCGTGCGATCTTCAACAGGGCCATCATCATCGCAACATCGGTGGGCGAGAAAGACCACTCATAACTAAAATACTGCTCCCACAGCATAGCTATAGCCTCAAAGTTATTCTCCATATCGCCATGCGTAGCTTCACGATCTTTGGTGACATACTGCTTGGCGGTATCAAGGACACTGCTACGTGTGTATGTACCTTCTTCGGGGGGCTTACCACCCTTAGTCAGATTGTAGGCAAAGTCACCAGCATCTTTAATCTTTGTAGGATCAACCTCATCCGTTATATATACGGGTATTTTTTCAACGATATTAATGTTTTTCCCTCGTTCCTTGATACCGTGATAAACGTAGAACCCTTTCTCAGTAACAGGTTTACCCAACTCAGGATCACAGTGATCTATCTCTTTCCACCGCTCCTTCCGAACCTTCGTGACGTAGCTATAGGCAACCCCTAACTTCATAGCTACTGTCCTATCGGTCTCCATCTGGTTGCCCATTACCTGCAAGTGCCGCACAATCTTATCGGCCTTAGTCCACTTCTTCTTCTCTTTCTTGGTAGTCATAGTTCTCTCCTTATTCAAATTCTGGTACAAACCAATCATCATCCAACGCCCACAGACAGTAGGACGCTTTCTTTTGAGTGCCGAGGCGTGATACCTTGGCCTCCCAAATCTCTCCATCACGATGCAGTTTACCCAACGCTAGTTGCACTTCATCGTTATCTGCGTCTAGTTTAGACGCTATCTCAGTAGCCCTATGTGCGAATTGATTGTCTGGCTCGGACAACAAACCAAGTATGCGATCTTCCATCTTAGCTACCACTACGCGTGGGGTTTCCTCCTCGCGTGATTCACCTGCATCGACAGAGTGTGTCACGCTCTCAGCGATAACACCCACAACCTGATACTTGGTTGCGTTAGCCATCCTTGAACTGTTAGGTATTACCCGCATCTGGGCAAGTGTGCCTTCGGCAAGGTCGTATTTGTTGACAAGATTAGGCGGTATGAACACCCGTTCCCCTTGGTCTATGTCAACTCCAAATCCGCATCGCTTGCCTACTAATACGTGCTGCACGTATATCTTTAGTGTATTTAACATTGTTCTCTCACTCTTTTATGATATTGTTTTTATGGGGGCGGTGATAATTCAAACCCACCTACCTGCGGTCTGCCTTATTGTTAGTTACACCTACAGCCGCCCTCACCCCTACTAGGACGCGTCCTAGTTAATGTAGGTGCCTTTTCTGAATTATTGCGGCCATGAAGTTATTAGCGTCACGTAACGCTATATCTTCACCTCTATCTTCGGCC